GAAACACAAGAAATATTTAGACAAATAGTTGGCAAAAGAAAGGCTGGTTTTTCTAGTGTTAGTCCTAGTACGTTTAAGTTTGGTGAGGCTTTACCTGATTATTTAAGTTTTTATTCTGGAGTACAAGATGTAGGTGGTGTTGCATTAGATACTTTGGGAGAGATTGCGGAAAGAGGTAAAGGTTTGTTTACAGGATTTATGGCGGACCAAGGAGAGCCACAAGATACTTTTGTAAGTGAGCGCTATCCATTCAACAGGCAAGGACAGCCTTTTGTAGATCCATCACAAGGTCGTCCAGATCCTACAAATATTGCAGGTGTTTTAGGTCGTGCAGCAGAGGGTATTGAAGCACGACTGGCAAGTTTACCGCCTTTAGGCCCTTCAGAAGAAGGGATGCTTAGGAGAGGGTACACCAATCCAGAACTAGCGGCTATCTTAAATAGAGCGCAAACAGGTGAAATACAAGACTTTGAAGAAGAAATAGAAGAATTAGTAAAACCAGATGTAGTAGATACGGCAGTTGTTGAAGAAGTTACCGAGCAAGCACCAAGAGAATTACCAACTGGTACGGTAGAAATTAGAAACATAAGTCCTGATGATTATGAGGGGTCCAATATAGCTTTGTTAAAACAAGAAATGGAAATAATAGGTAGAGATGAAGAAGGCAATCCTTTACCAGAAACAAGATTATTACAGGACCCTGAAATACAAGATCTCTTAGATGAAATCAAACCTATTGAAGTGAAAGTTGATGTAGATAAAACAGAGGCTGATAGTCTACTAGACGTTGAAGAAAAGTTTGACGGTTTACCTGATAGTGCAATTCAAGAACTTTTAGATCCGATTAAACCTATTTTATCTATACCAGAAGCTGCCGCTGAAACGGAAGAAGAACAAGATGAGGGTCAACCTCCTCCGCCTAGGGATGTTATAACTAGAAAACTAGAACAACCAGGATTCTTTGGATCTGATAGGTTCCTAGACTTTATTAGGAATGTAGGTGGTGAACTTACTAGAACAGGTCAGTTTGGTACAGGTCTATCACTTGGCGCATCTAAGGCCGCTGAAGAAAGAGCCGCCAGAGAGTTGATGGCTGAACAAGAAGAAAGAGACTTTGCATCTAAACTAAGACTTGCTAGAGCTGAAGCAGCATTAGAGGGTACTGGATTTATGGATCCTACTGATGCAAATAAAATTGTAGATCAAGAAAATGCTCTAGCTGACAATATTCAATCATTTGAAAAAAGTAGAAACACTTTATCTAATTTAAACAAAGTTATAGGAATTTTAGATGAAGGAGGAGCTACTGGATTAAGAGGTTTCTTTGGTGAAGCAACTGATATGATTGAAGCCGCTATAAAATCTGATACCGGAAAATCTTTTGAAGATCTAAACCCTAGAACTAGAGCTAATTCTTTGTTAAAAGTTCTAAGACAGGCAAATGTAAGAGAAATACTAGGTGAATCTGGTAAAACTATTTCTAATTTAGACAGACAGATTGTTGAAGATGTATTTGGAGATATTAGATTTGGAACACCTGTTTCTGTTTCAATTAAGAAACTTGAAGACAGTAGAAAAAATATTCTTAATGGAATGAGAAGCACCCAGAATAAGATTATAAATTCAAAATCTTTCTTTGATAATATTGGTTATGATTCGAATGTTTTAAGAATTAACGAACCAATACTAGATTTAATCAAAGCATTTACATTTGCAAATGCAGAATCATATATTGCACCTGACACATCTGATGCAGGTATTATTGACACAACTTTATAATGCCTAGATATAGAGTAAATATTTCTGAAGGTGTATCTGAGATTGTAGATGCAGATACCGAAGACGAAGCTAAGAAAAAAGTAAAAGCTATTATAGCTACAGGTGCTACTTCACCTTTTTACGACAAACTTTACTTTGATTACGATACTGGAGTAAAAGGTAAGTTTGAGCGGTTAGTTGATAAAGGTACAGAACGTGAAGGTGATCTAAGAAATCTTAGAGCGCAGTTATCAAGAGCAGAAACACCTAGAGAACAAGAAACCGTATTAGAAAACTTTGTAGGATCTTCAGGCTTTACTAGAAATACAAAAGGACAGGTTGCTTTAACTCCAGTAGGACTAGAAGAACTAGGCCTACCAATACAAAACAGAACACTTAGTGACGGTACTTCAATACCGTTAAATACCATTATTGATGAAAATGATTTTGGTTTGCAAACTGGTGATCTTGCAGACTTTGCCGGTATTGCAGGTCCTATAACTGGAGCAATAACTTTTATGTTGCCACAAGCTAGAGTCATAAAAGGTCTTACATCTTTATTTGGCGGCAGAGATCGTATAGCTAGAATGTTTGCAGCCGGTACTGGTTCAGCCGTAGGTAAAGCAGGAGAAGAAGCTTTAGATTATCAAGAGGGATTTCAATTACAAGACAGAGATGAACTCAAAGATCTATTTGGTGGTGAGTTTCTTTTTGGTTCTATTGGTCAAGGTATAGGTGAACTTTTTGGTTTAGGATATAAATTACTTTTAGGAAGAAATGCACCAGCTCCAGATCTAAGACTTAACAGACAAATGGCTTTGGGTAGGTCTGCTTCAGACATACTT